GAAAAAGGATAAAAAATCTGTATTTATGATGTATCTATATGATGCATTCATTTTCGATATACATCCAGATGAAACTGGTTTAATAGACATTCTTCATCGTGCTTTCGAGACTGATAATATGTCAGTAAAAATTTATGTAGGCGATGATTTTGGACACATTATTCAGATTTAAGATGATATTTATATTCAGTATGTATATTGATAAACATTGAGAGAGAATTATTGAAAACCCAACTCGTATGTACATTTGCAAGAAAATACCAAGTTGAAGAAACATTGGAAAATATAAAAGACAATTTTTCTATATTAAATAATAAAGTTTTTCATTTTAAGTCATTTGAGACGAAAGAAGATGTTATATTGTCTTACAATGTAATAATGGATAGCTATAAGAAATTTTTACCAAATTCTATAATGGTTCACCAAAAACGTGAGACTAATACGATATACACTATAAATGCTTTGAATGAGTTAATTATGAACTTAAACAATGGAATACTTGACAAAAAATATCCGATAGAATGGGAGAGATATAGAAATTGTGCTTTGCTCAAAAACAAAGAAGGATTTAGAGTAGTTAAGATATTTTTAGTTCGTGTGTATAATTGGTAATTAGTTGAATTTTTTATATTTATCTGTATATTAAAATTGGTATAAAATGAGAAATAAAGAAAAAATCCAAACGTTAGTTAATGAAATTACAAACTTACTTGCCAATAAATTTTACGAACTTACATTTGTAAATGAGGCAGGTGGGTTTGATAGTATATTTGATGAATTAAAAACAAAATTAAGTGATATATCAATGCTTCCGGATAATGTCATAGATGCCGAAAAATACAAAGAACATGAAATAATAGATGCGCTAAAATCTATTGGATATGAATACAAAAAACCTATGTCTGGTAAACTTCATTTTTTTAATAAGAAAACAAGTATAAGTTTGTATTTAATTCAAAAAGATTCAAAAATAACTTTAATGCCGTGAGTGTAATATGAAAACTAAAATTATACGAGAATCAATATCAGAGGCGGCTATAAGTCCGTTTACATATATTGTATTGATAGATGCCTTATCATTTGCTGAAAAAAGTAAGGGTAATATATCATATATGTTTCCAAATGAAAATCCATCTGTGATGAGATCTTGGTTCAAAAAACTTTTTAATTCTGAATCTTACAAAAGAGGAAAGGATAGTTTACAATCTATATCTGCAAGATTCTATAACAATTCGAGTTTAGTTGCATTGTATAAGGCATTGAATACTCTAAAATCTATGCCGTATTCTGAAATTGACAAAGAAAAACATGAAAAGGATATACAAAAACTTATAGAAAAAATATCAGGATTTATCAAAAGACGATTGACTGCAGAAGATGATAAAGTAATTGAAATGTTTTTATCCGAATTAAATCATGTTGCAGAAAAAATATCCGTTAAAATACAAGAAGAAGTTGATTCATCAGCTCAAGCTGAAGAACCCGAACCATCGGATGATGCAAAGACGCCAAAGGTTCAAGAACGTTTGAAAAATAAACTTCGTAAAAAAATAAAAGAGATAATAAGAACTCATTTGATGTCATCGAGATAATAATAAAACTATGATTAAATTGATAGACATATTGAAAGAAATGGGGATAGAAAAGGGTGCGTTTCATGGTTTTGGGATGAAGCCACAAGATATGCGAGTTGATACCTGCAATATAGAATGGACAAGTCCAGACCAAGATACAGGATGTCCTGCATTCTCCGATTCAACCTCAATATCAAAAGAAGACATTGAGAAGGCAATAACATATCTGAATGAAGAAAATTTGAAAACATTGATTGCATATTCTCGTGGAGGAGCTGTTCTTTTACAGGCGCTTTCAATGGGTGCTAAAAAACCATCAACTGTTTACCTTGTTGCTCCGGCATGGAATAGGCAATGGCCAACTGTATCATTATCTGGCTCTGAAATTAGTGGAACCGGTGCAATAATTCACGGTGGAAGTGATAATATAGTTCCATTGAAACATTCCGTTCTATTGGCAAAAAATAGTGGTATGCCACTTTATATTTTTCCGGGATTGAATCATATAAACATATTGAAAAATAAAGACAATCCAACATCAGGAACACCACTAAAAGACTTGAATGGTGCATTGGATGTACTACCAGACTGGGGTAAATCCGGAAAGGCAACTGATGAACAATTAAAAACACAAGAAGAATTTGTTAGTACATTATAGTGAGATTTTCTATGAAAAATTCGTTGAAAGGGTTGGTAAATGAAGTTAAGATAAAACTTAACGAAGATGAGGCACAAGAAGAATTGAAAAAAATTCTAAAAAAAGATTATGTATCTTTTGTAAAAGAATTGGGTGATAATATAAAGGATCCAAAATTTGTAGATGCAATCAAGTCACTTTCTGGTGATATGCCAGTGAAAACATCTGCTATTGCACCGGTATGTACAGACCTACAACCTACACAAAATGAAGTTGTAATGGATAAATCTTTGAGTTATCCGCTGAAAGATGCTGCAAGTGCAGATGCCTGTTTGAAAGGTGGTGTGGTTGCACCTGCTGGTAAATCTATTGTAACCGGCGGTGGTGGAAAATTTGTTATTGATGGGCACCATAGATGGTCACAGGTTTTTTGTATGAATCCGGAAGCAAAAATAAAGGCAATAGATTTGGGAGATATTAAAAAACCGCTTGAAGCACTCAAGGCAACTCAAATTGGTATTGCTGCACAAACTGGAACTGTTCCAACTGCTGCCGGTGGTGGCGTCAATCTTTTTCAAGTTGGAGAGGGTGAATTGAAAAAATATGTTATTGATAATATCGCAGAACCTGTTGTTGAAGTTTTTGCAAAATATGGAAAGGGAGATAGTCCAGAAACGATAGCTGACTATATTTGGGGTAATGTTCAGACACTAAAAAAGACAAGTCCTCCAGTTGCAGGTGCACCAAAGCGTGATGTTATGCCACAAACTGATGATGCTCCAGCATGGGTTGATAATACTTTCAATGTTGAGAAATTGCCAGAAACATTTGTTCGTAGATTGAAAAAACTTATGACATATAACAATAAGTGATAGTAAATTGCCAACTAAAAAATTACATAATGGGGAATCTTTGGATTCCCCATATTTATTTATAGAAAAAATTGCTTGCTTATTAAACATTAAATTCGTATATTAGTATTGTTCTATTAGGACTAACATTCTTTTAGTAACATTTAATCATTATTCATTACACATTTGGAGAAACAGCATGAGTATTAACCTCGATGCAATCAAGAGCCGTTTGAACTCTTTGAAAAACACAAACAATCGCACATCAAACATTTGGAAACCCGATCCGGGCGAAACCCAAATCCGTATTGCCCCCTATATCCACAACAGAGAAAATCCTTTCATCGAATTGTATTTCCACTACAATATCGGTAAACGTTCTATTCTTTCACCTGTATCATTTGGTCGTCCTGATCCAATCGTTGAATTTGCTGAGAAGTTGAAACAAACTGGCGATAAAGAAGATTGGGTAATGGGTAGAAAACTCGAACCAAAAATGAGAGTGTATGCACCTGTTATCATTCGTGGTCAAGAAAATGAAGGTGTTAAGTTTTGGGGATTTGGTAAACAAGTCTATGAAGAACTACTTGCGTTCTTTGTTGATCCCGATTACGGTGATTTGTCTGATCCTAAATCTGGTCGTGATATTGTTGTTACCGTTAAGTCACCAGAAGAAGCTGGTAAAACTTATGCAGAAACAACTATTCGTGTTAAACCAAAAGAAACCCCAATCACAGAATCTCAGGATGTTCTTGAAAAAATTAAGACACAACCACAGATTACTGAATTGTTTCCTGAGCCATCATATGATGATTTGAAAATTCAATTACAAACTTGGATGGGAACTTCATCACAAGAAGAACCTGCGGCTGATTTGAATTACAAACAAGAAAAGAGTGAGAAACCCACATCATCTGCTGATGATATTGGCGTTACATTTGATGACCTATTTTAATAAGGGTGAGTTATGGCAAAATCAAAAAGTGATTTATCCGATGAACTCGGTGGAGTCATTGCCGAAACTATAAACAAACAATTCAAAGCTCAAAACATTAAGACCGCTTACTTTCTTGAAGGTGATAGTGATGCACCTACGATAGTAAAAGAATGGGTAGGAACTGGTTCAACCATGTTGGACTTGGCCATTTCCAATCGTAAGTATGGTGGTTTTCCTGTTGGTCGTGTATCTGAAATAACAGGTCTCGAACAATCTGGTAAATCTCTATTGGCAGCCCATGCACTTCTCAACACACAAAAGAAAGGTGGTCTTGCTGTTTATATTGATACCGAGAATGCTATTGCTACTGAGTATTTAAGTGCAATAGGTCTGAACTTAAAAGATATGTTATACATTCCATTGGAAACCGTAGAAGATATTTTTGAAACAGTTGATGTTATCATTGAGAAAGTTCGTTCATCCGATAAAAATAGATTGGTAACTATTGTAGTTGATTCAATCGCCGGTGCATCCACTAAAACAGAAATGGCTGCAGATTTTGATAAAGACGGTTATGCTACGGCAAAGGCACTTATCATTTCAAAGGCAATGAGAAAAATTACAAATCTTATCGGTAGAGAAAGAATTTGTTTGATTATTACAAACCAACTTCGTCAGA